CCTATAACCATGTTAATCATTAATCTTTGCCCCATCCTTTGCCCTTGAAATGAATTGGATTGGCAGCTATAACCTTAACCATAGGCTCATTACAATAAGTGCATAGCACTACTGGTCGATTGTGCCATCCATGATTGATCTCTTGACTGAGATTGCATCGTGAGCATTTGTAGTCATAGGCTGGCAAGTTAAGCACCTCTGTATCATGTAAGACCCACAGGCTATGCAGCGGTCAATGTCTGCCTCTGTGGGTTCGCTAGTAATGTGACCATACTTTAATGCGAGTAGCGGTAAGAGATCCTCTAAACGAATGATGGCGGCATACTCACGCGCATCTTCACCCTGTCCGTTTAGTCGTATAACTCCAAAGCCCAATTCCCCCGAAAGAGCTGTGCGAGCCTTTAATTGTTTAATGTAAGCCAATGGTTGAAATCCAGCGCGGGCTTTAACCTCAACATCGAACGGAACATTAACAATGTCCTTACCGCTACCCCTTCCCACACACGCGCCACTCCACACAGTCGATAGGTACTGTGCGACTACTCGCTCTGTGCGGAAACCTCTATGTTTCCTTGCTTGACTAGCCATTAACAGCTTTACACTTGCGGCACTGCCACGCGCCTACTACTGGCTGATCATCCTTGAACTTAATCTCTGCCACAATGTCATGCGCTTGTGTAGGCTCATTACACATCTGGCAGTTGATAGTGTCGAATAGTGGAACATCTTCTAGGTTCGTCCACTCGCCTGTTGTCTCATTGTAATACTCTACATAGCCCATGTTATGCCCTCACTTCCTGTGGTTTCCAGAGTCCATCGCTACCTAAGCGATACCAGACAGGCGGACAATCAGACTTAACTCCACCTGCGTTCATGTGGGCGCATTGATACCCACCCCATGCGCGTCCATTCTTTTCACCTTCACGCCATCTCATGTGTCCATGCTTGCATGATGGAGCTTCTTGTGCTTCACCTGACCCAATTATGGAAAAGATGTTTTCCATAGCCTGTTCAATGGTTTTAGGCGCATCAACTACCTTGTTGTATTCACCTACAGGGGTAGTCCAGTAATCCTGATGATCTTGTACAACATCTTGTACCGCTGGCTTCTCAGGCTTCTTGGCTACGACCTTGACCATCTCTTCACGCGAAGGCTTATGCTTGTCTATGCCGATGTTCGCGTGACCACAAGCAACACCAATCGCCGAAGTAAGACCGTTTTCCAGAGCAAAATCTTTATTGACGCCCCTGTCCGTAACAACCTCATGTGCAAAACCAGTAGAGAATGGCTTCTCATCTGAGGCTTCTCTATACAGTCGTGCAGCCACGATAAAACGCTTATCAGACCAGTCAAGAATCTCAGCTTCAATGCGACCATTTGGATACCTCTTCCAAAACTCAATAACACGCTCGCGGACTGTGGTGTACTCATCAAGATTAAACATAAAGCTCGTTCTCCTCGGTTGCTAGTTGTCCTGCGATTGCGCCATAGCTGCATAGGTCGATCCATGTGTCGATCTGTTGGGCTGACTGATTAGTCCTTGCAAGTTTAACCAAGACCATGATCCCTGCGACTTGATAATCATGGATCGGTGTTTGTAAGTATGCTGAGAGGAGCATCGCGGTATGTTGCAGGTTATCCGCAGGATGACCATACGATAAACCACGATCGCGGATTGTGTCTGTTGCTGATAAGAGGATCTCATTAGCGCGCATCTGTTGTCACTCGCTGAAATGATTTGGCAACCACTAAACCCTCACGCTTGCCCTCGTTAAAACCTTTTGCCCAGCCTACTAAGTACCACAATGCGTTAGCTGCTAGCAATAACACAATGATTGGCATCTCAAAGCTCATTGTCTTTCCTATCTGTGCCAATGCCCTTGATTGGCTACAGACTTAGTGTGACATAACTGTCAGACAGATCAAGTACATTTAGATAACGAAACGATAACGATTATCGAGCGCGTCCGTAGGACTTTCCAGCCACGATGAATGTCCCATCCTTTTCAATGTGGATAATGTCCACTTGGACTTTAGATCCATTTACATAGACAATAGCAAAGGCTTGCTGCCAATTGGCTACGCCTTTAGTGTAAGCAGCTTGCTTAAAGTCCATAAGATTGCCTACCTCAACACCATGCAGGACACGCCCTATACGCCCTCCAGAAGCCTCTGAGAAGGCTGAACGCCCTGCTCTGTGGGTATGACCTGAGATGACATTCTTTCCATGCCTACGAGCCGCTTCTAGGGCTGATAAACCCCCTTGTGGCTTGATGGGTGTGTGGTCTCCGTGGACTGCAATCCAGTTAGGTGCAATAGGCATAGGGTTCTTGTGGAAGGTAATGCCTAACTCATCGAAGCGCATAAACTTCTCAAAGCGAAGCTCTGGTAATGCGCCAAACGCTGGCACTTTAGCCATGATCACATTGTAAAGCCGGTCTGTGTGATTACTACGGATGCAATCGGTTACGCCTAACTCCCACAGCAGCTGAACAGCCTCGTTACGATCATCATCTAGGGTCTGGGCAAATGACCCCATGCGACCCTCTTCCCATTTACTGATCTGGGGTAGGTCGATTTCATCGCCAATGGTGACTACTTGATCTGGCTTGAACTTGGTAATAAAAGAAGCAAGGTTACGAGTAGCAACCCTGTCATGGTAGGGGACTTGTAAGTCCGAGACTACAACGATCTTCTTAATCGTCATCCTCATCCTCGTAATCGCCAAACTTCTCTGGCGGTACTGGGTCAGGCAAGATCCAATGCGGATAGGCTTGCGGTTCTGTAATCATAAACATCGCTATGTCCTCGGCAAAACCGGCACGCTTTAAGCTGCAAAAATACTCATAGAGACCGATGCAGTAAGCATCGAGCTTAGAGTAGCCCTGTTCCTCTAGTGACTTTGTTGCTTTCCTTGCCATGACTAAATTATCGCTCTAGCAGGATGTTATAGATCTCATCGACACGCTGATTGAGTCGCTTGATCTCAGATAGCAGATGAGTAATGACATAGCCTGATAAACCACCGATGATGCCTAACGTGGCGATGTAAAGGGTAAAGAAGTCCGATTGTGTCATTTTTTAGGGCTCGCATAACCGAAGACACCAGATAATACAGCCCAGAGAATTGCGCGGTAATCTGCCTCGAAGTTAGATGATGCCCAAGCTGCAAGGAACGCTCCAGCGGCTAGGTATGCAGGGTGCTTGATGTTCTTCATTATTCTCCGCCTAACATAGATACTTGATAAAACTCACCCAGTAAGTCAGCTTCTTTCTTAAAGCTGAAGTGAGCGTGCTTTGTGTGTTTGTTAGCCCCTGTGTACTTTCGCCACTTCCAGTTAAGGATGGGTGAGCAAATCCGTCCATCAAAGATGATGTAACTAATACGCTTCTCTGTTTTAGATCTGCAAGCGGCACGAAGCTGATCTGCAAGATCTGGCATGATGTCTGGTTTCGATCCCTTAAAAAGGTCACGATCGACATCGATGGCACGAACCCAGCCCTCAGCATCAGGATTATGATCTGACTTGCGATGAGCGTGTCGGGTATCACCGATCCAACCATCCGATGTGCGGTCACGATCTGGGAACGAGTCATCGATCTGTTCTCTTAACTGAACAGCTGCCTTAGAGAGCTTTACTTTCATGCAAGTAGCAAAGCCGCTTCTTCTGCTGTAATGCCTAGACGAGCCAAGAGTTCAGCCTTAGCTGCCTCTGCTGCTGCCTTGTCTGCATCTTCCTTAGCCTTAGCCTCAGCGAACGCCTTAGCATCTGCCTCGCGCTGCGCTACTTCTTCTGCTGTCAATTCGATCTCTGAGACTTCCCCAGTAGAACAATCAACTACGATCTTTGTGTCTGCCATGTTGTCTCCTTATGAGTTCTTGATGCCGTAAAGGGTTGCTGTTGAGTATTGGACAAAGTTATTACCAGAAAAAGCTGTAAGAGTTACTTGATTGACTGCGGCAGTATTAGACCACAGGCTTGCTGCTAATGATGCCGCTGCTGTTGTCGCATTGTTTTCGGTGACCCCGTCAATAGAGTAAGACTTGTAATTAGATCCCGCATAATTTGGTAAATAAATCTCAACATTGGCAAAAGTGTTACTAGTTGCCGAAGCAGTTGTTTCATAGGCTATGTAGCCAGAGGTGTCGCTGAATGATGATGCAGATGCGCCATCGCCTAGTAAAAACTTTGCTGAGTATGATGTACCAGAGCCATTGAGTTTCAGCGTAAATGGTCTAGTGACTGCGCCAGTGTAAGTGTCTCTTAAACTTGCCTTTACGCATAAATCTGTGTAAGTGCTAGGGATTGAAGTGAAGTCAATACTTGAAGCCCCACCGCTTCCAACAGTTACCGATGCGATCTTGACAAATGTATCAGGCACTTTTCACCCCGTATAATGTAAATGTAGAGCCAGAGGAAAACGAACCAGTTTCAGGCTCAATGAAAACGCTATTGATAGCAGACGTAGAACGCCATAGGCTAACAGTTGAGATGACTAGATTAGATGCAGCAGAACCTCTTGTTAGCATTGTTTTATTGGTTGTCGTATTTGAGTAATTTTGCAGGTTCATAATGGTCGTGCCGTTATTCTGCCGTCCTACTGTTGTGGCATAGGTTTGACTAGATGCTCGACCAGATGCGGCAGATGAGCCATCTCCATAGAGGAAAGTGCTTGAATAGTTAGAGCCAGAGTCAGAGTTAAATCTAATTCTGTAAGATGTGTCGCTTCCTAAACCATTGACCACAATGATTAAATCTGTGTAGGTTGATGGAATAGAACTAAAAGTATAG